TTATTCTTTCTTTAATATAAGGTGAAACATCCCAAACACATGCTTTTTGTGTAGTAGATGGAATACTTTTAGTTAAAGTATATGATGCTGTTCCTGTTGGTTCTGTTTCATTTTTCTTCCAAATAAAAAGTTCTATTTTACCTTCTACTTGTGTAGCTTCATTCACTACTATTAAAAAATGGACTTCTTGAATATATTGTTCTCATTTAATTATCACTATGTTTTTTTACTAATTCATTCCAGATTTCTTCTGCTGTTAGATTTGCTAATCCATCTAACTTAGGGTCTATATTAGGTTCGATAAAGTTTTTAGGTCTAATACCTTTCTTCATAACACTTGCTGCTATTGCAAATTGTCCTGATATATTAGATGTATAGCCACTAAATGATGAGCTTGGTATTCTACTTCTAAATGAATAAGGTGAACCAAAACTTCTTTCTGTTCCATTTACACCTTTATCTTGAAACTCACCATAGTTTAACATTTCTATATCAACCTCATAACCATTATTATTCAACAATATGTTGCTTTTAATAGAACTTCTCAATGCTCCTGTATTATTAGGTGCATCAGACTTTATGTCTTCAACCATTGAGTTTATATATGATTGTATTGATTGTGTTATATCTAACATTCTTCTTCTAATTTTTTAACTATCTCTAATTGTTCCTCAGAACATCTTTCTCTAAATTTATGTCTCTTATCTGTTGTCCAGAACTCTCTTAATTCATTTAAGAATGAAGGTATCATCTTACAACCTTTACTCTTCAAAAACATTGTATCATCATATGCTTCTTGCCACTTATGTTTGAAAATCATATGACTAATTCTCAATGTTATTATTTCATCACCAGTCATTTCTCTATCAGGTGTTGGTGCTATATAATAGTAACCATTACCTTTAGCATTATCATTTATATCATTTGTGACATAGTCCCAGTCATCTGGTTCTCTAAAGTCTTCAAATAGTTTCTTAGTTAGTCTTGACCCAAATAAATAAAACATTAGCAAACAGATTGATTATTAGGTATCTTTAATGTCAATGATATAAACCAACCATCAAGTAGGTTATAATCATTAAAGATAATAGGTTGTGCATCTGATACACTTTCTATTTCAATACTATAATTATTATTTTGTAATCTAATATAGTTCACTAAATCATTTAATATAGTATATGTTATGTTTAAGTTATCTTGTAAATTATCATTACCTTCAAATTTATCAGTAGCAACTGATTTTGATATATCTCTTTGGTCTAAACAAGCAATCTCAAATGAGAAGTAACTAACCTGACTTGAACTCATTGGAGCAGATACAGGGTTTATGTGTGTTAGTGGATATATTGATTTTTTATATAAGTCTTTATCTTCTGTTCTTCCAAATACAACTGTATTGTTATTAGGATTACTTTCTAATCTATTTCTTAAAAAATCAACTACTAAGTAGAATGCATTCATATGTTACTCTTTTTTATTTAATTAAAAACACTTAAACTTCTTCTTGTTTATTTTAGGTTGTAAATAATTTACAATTAAACCAGTCTAATCTATTCTTATAATAATCTCACTATATCATATTTGTGGTACTAAATTATATAACACTAATTATCAAGTAGTTAAATCAAGTGGTACTAAGTGGTACTAAACTATCTAATTTTATATTTTTGTATATTTGGTTTCTTTAACCTATGACTAATAATATATCTACAAGCATCTATTAAGTGATTATACATATCAATAGGTTTCTCACCTTTCTCAGACCAAACATAGTTATTTAATTCTTTAATTAGATTTGTGCTTGATGGGTCAATAATCAATTTGTAATCCTGCATTAGAAGAATACCTTCTTTAACAGAACCTGCTCCTTTTGTGCAAGCCTTTATATTTACACCTGTTCTTCTAACTTCTTCAATCAACCTACCTTCAGCACTATCAGCCACAATGAGTTTATTACCTGCTACTCTCTTGAATATAACTGATAGTTCTGTTGTAGTTAAACCAGTCTCATATAATTCTTCTTTTAACCAAATAGTTTTTAATTTATTATCAATAGAAACTTTTACTAATGTATTTTCATCATTAGACCAACCAAAATCAGCTCCTAATTCCCAATCACTATTCTCATTAAACTCACCTATACTCCAATTATTGAATATAACACCTTCTGCTTTATCTAACCAACCACCTAATATAATATGTTTATATTTAGGTGGATTATTTAACCTTGTATTTTCAAGTTCTTTTAGAAATGAAATATCTAAATTCTCTTTATTATCTAAATAGGTTGTATGAATATAAGTAGTGTCATCTTTTATTATATTAGAACCAGGTTCAACACCTTTTAATTCAAAGAACTTATTATATATCCAATGTGCTTTTGTAGAAGGATTTAATAACATAATAACTCTGTTCTGTTTACCTTTTTGTCTAACAGATAAGTTTATCTTATCAAATGTTTCTTCATCAATCAACTCTTCTGCTTCATCAAGTATCCAGGTTGTAACACCTTGTAGAGACTTCAGGTTAGCAGATTGGTCACCACTTGATGTTCTTATACCTCTGAATAAAATTGTTGAACCAGTAGTCTTAGAAATGATTGCATCTTTTGTTATCTCAAACTTGTCTAAATGACCCATAAGTTCTATCTTAGAGGTTATCTCTGGTATAATAGATATATGTGCAGACTTCATAGTATATCTTGTAAATAGAATAGTATGACCTCTCTCAAATAATAAAATTAAAGCACACCAATAAGCAACAGAAAAGGATTTAGATGAACCTCTTCCTCCTGTTATTACAAAGAACCTTGATGGTGACTTAAATAGTGGTATATACTTTTCATTTAATACAACTTTACTCATTCTCACTATCAGGTTTCTTAAATGAAATCAATTCACTTATATCAACATCATTTACACTTAATGTAGTTGTTTGATTTATTGTTTGTGTTGGTTTACCATAAACATAGTTAAGATATAATGTAATCATCTTACCATCTCCTTGTTTAATCTTCTCTAATAATTTTAGAACTACTACATCTCTATCAATATGTTTATCTAATAGATTGATGATTTCAAGTTCTTCATCTCTTTTAGGTCTTCCTGCACCAGGTCTGGCACCACCTCTACTCTTTTTCTCTTCCATTATATTATGATTTATTTTTGTTTATTCAAGCCATTTAAGACATTGTTTTTTTTTATTTGATATACTTATATCACTTTATATAGATAATGTCTTAAATCAACTTTAATTTATGAATAGGTTTATTCTTTCTATCATCTTTGCAATCAATTGAGGACAGTTACATCTTTTTAACTTTGAACTAAATACTTCATTATACATTCTGAATAAATAATTTACATCATCATTTTGTATCATTGGTTTAGCATTTATTCTTTCCATCAATTGTAGTTCATCAAATGTTAAATCTCTTGTTACTTTAATAAATGGAAATGTTTTATTAAATTTCTTCTGTCTTTCAATACATTCATTACACTTATTTATTCCTAATGTATCAGTCACCTTTGCAATTATATCACCAATTCCACTAATACCTAAATCTTGTTCTGATTTTTCTATAGGTCCTTCTAATTTTATCTGTCTTTTTGCCATTTTATTAAATTATTTTTTATTCTATATTGAAGTGTTGTTCTACCAATACCTAATTTTCTTGATGCTTCACTTATTGATATATATTCAATACCATCAATAATTATTGGTCTTCTTTGTTTATTTGTCATTATCATTTTATCTATACTTTCCTGACTTAATTTTCTACCTTTACCTGCATTTGATAAGTTCTCTTTCCATTTATCAGTAAATACCATTTTTCTACCTTTACCTGCTTCACTTATCTTTCTTCTTGTTTCTTCTGTTAAAATATATCCTGATGAACCATCACCACCATCTGTCATATTTACTAATGTTCCTGTTTTCTTATCTAATCTACCATACCATGATATTAGTATCTTTTCATATTCACAAGCTTCTTCCCAAGTAATATTTCTTTTTAAGATTTCAATCTCATAACCATATTTATCTACTATTCTTTTCCACCATTTACTTCTTTTTTTAGAGTTAGGTCTATATTTATCTCCAATTCCAATATAGAAAACTTCACCATTAGGTTTTAAGTGTCTATATAATACTTTATCTCCTATTGGTCCTTCTAATTTTATTTCTTTTTTACCTCTTGCCATAATAATTAAAAACACTATGAACTATATTTGTTTTTATAGTTCGTTTGTATCATATTTTTTATTTTATTGACCCTCATGTTTATGGTCATGTGTGAGACACCAATTTTCTTAGCTATATCTCTCTGTGATAATCCCCAAATGAAATGAAGTTGATATAGTTTCATATCATAAGATGGTAGAGATAAAATAGTAGTAGCAATTAAATCTAATTTTTGTTGGTCTTCTATATTTTTATCTATAATACTTTCTATATCTAATATATCAATAATATCTTCTACATCAAATTCTTCAACCTCATTTTCCATTTTATTAGATTGTTTTCTTTTCTTATTCATAAAACTTCTTTTCAAACTAATAAAAATATAATTATCATTTATTTTACTATTGTCAATTTTATTTACTATAATTTTTAGTATTAGGTCTTGTAATAGTTCATCAGCATCTTTATTGTTAGTAATAACTCTTGACATATTTAACCATCTCTTGTAGCACTTATCATCTATATCCATTATATTGATTGGTTATTTTGATAATAGATACTTTCAAATCTTTTTAGGTTAGCTGCTGTTTCAAACAATTCATATTTAATACTAATTTTCTCTAACCATAATCTTACAGTTGAAAAGTAAGCTATAATGTTTATTTGTAAATCATAGGTTGTAATATCATATATATCATCAAATATATCATTTACTATATCAACTAATTTAATAATGGTTGTTTCTCTCATTACAGAGTTTGATATTAGTCTCATCATAATAGTATTTATATCACATAGTGAGTTCCATATAATAAAATGTGTTGATGAGGTTGTGTTTATAAAGTCAGGTATATTCATTAGTTTTTTTAATACAAATGCTCTAAATTCTTTAATGTCAGACATCTTTATCTAATTTTTTTTTATTGAACCATTCTATATAGTTTTTTATAAATGTATATCTCTCTGTTAAACTACAAAGACAACCTCCATAAAAGTAACCATCTAAACTTGCTCTAATGTGGTTTAATTCAATACAAGTTATTTTTGATACTTCTGTATTCATTGCATTGTCAATTAGTTTTTGTATTTTATCTATAACTTGTTCATCCACATGAATATATATTATTTTTCACTTGTTCCCTCTTATATACTTCTAATAATTCTATAAACATTATTGTCAATTCTTCTTCTATATCTATAATAAGTCTTTCTAAAGGTCCAAATGTATTTATATGATGGTCTACTAATTGAAAAGCCTCAAGTTGGTCAATATAACCTTTCATATAAATAACTCTTTTAATGAACTCTTTTACCTCAGGTGATAGTCTAACATTACTTTTAACTTTTATTGGTTTATGTTTATTTATTTCACCTGTTATACTATATTTATTTACTTTAACTTCTCTACCTGTTGCACAGAATTTACACTTTTTTGTTTTATATAACCATCTATTTTGAAATCTTTGTCTTGAAAAGTATTGTAACTCTTTTTTTGTATTACAATTATCACAGGTTAAATATCCTGTTTCTATATCTTTTAATTTCTTTTCTGTAAGTTCTTTATTAAGTCTTGACATATTTTATATATAATTTTGTATTGATTTACCATTATCAAATGTATAATCTAATGATATGGTTTTTAATCTTGTTTTTTGTAATATCTTAAACTGCATTGCAAATGCTCTTTTAATAATTTCAGTATAGTAAGCAAATGCATTATCATATCTGTCTTCATCAAAATGATACCAGTTCTTTATTACTATTTCATAAGCATATGCTTCACAATCATATCTATCTTCTTCATCATTATATCTAAATTTCTTAGATACATTTTTTACTATCTTCATACATTGTTCTAATAGTTTAGGTGTTATAATACCATATGCTTTTGATATAATAACTTCTTTCATCATTTCTTTATTTTCAACATAATGACTTTCATTAGTCCTACTTGTATTATTCACACCATTATTTTTTAGAAATTCATCTCTTTTAATAATTGCTTCTTCAATTGTAGGGTATAATCCAACATAATGATGTTTACCATTGTGCCATACCATTATTTGATATGAACCACATTTGTGAGCTACAATATATTTTTCTTTATTCTTCATTTAATATTTATTTTATTATTTCAATATTATCAGTAATCAATAATGGTATTTGATTTGTTCCATTATAAATTATTTCTAATTTTATACTTAAACTTTCAAGTTCTTTTACTTCTTCTTCACACTTAGGTGATTGTGCTCTAAAAATTATTACTTCTTTAACTTGTTCTATTTTATACATAATATTTGTTCTATTTTTTTATTTCTTTCTTCTTGTAATAACCATTGTCTAAATGGTTGAAAGTTTAATTCATATCCTAACTCTTCTAAGAACCAAGATGTGTTATTTTTTCTTTTATGTAAATTTCTTTTCTCTATCATTTCTTTCTTAACAAAGTCTGGTATGTTAGAATTATTTACAACTTCATCTACATATTCTATATACTCACTATACTTATCCATTTCATATTCAGAATAACTTGGTGTATTATAGTTTTGTGTTATATTACAACTCATTATTTCTTTAATTGGTATTTATATTGTTCAACTAAGTTGTTTAATTCTGCTCTTAGTCTATCAATTTCTTTAACATCTTCTTTTAATAAAGCTGCAGTTAAAAAGTAGTTTGTTTCAATAATCTTTTCTCTAATAATATCTTTCATGTTAGTTTGTTATTTTTATATAATGTATATATAAAAGTTTCAATCTCATAAATGTGTTTTTTTTGATATTTTTTTAATTATTTTTCAATTATTTTTGTTAGGAGAGAAAGATATTTTAATATATAATATAACTTATCTGACATAATAAGTTTTTATTTTTGTTTTTATAAAAAAACCACCAGTTAAGGTGGTTTTTTATTAGTATTCTATCTTTGTTGTAACATTTACACCAAGATTATTAAAGAAATTATGTATATTTTTATTTAATGTTACAATGTCATTTATATTATTAAAATAGATTGCATCAAATAGTGTAAAGTATTCTTTACTTTTCTTTGGTATAAGATTATTAAATAATTCACTTTCTAAATTTTGTAATCTACTTGCCAATGATATGTTACTATCCTTTATTTTTAATAGTGAATTCCATGTTATAGGATATAATTCTTTGAACTTTTTATTTATTATTAAATTTTTATTAAATGAAAAGAATATAGACTTATATAATTGTACTTTAACATCATCTCTTGATATATCTTTTGTAATAAAGTTATCATAAAATGAACCATTCTCACAATCTTTTTTATAGTTTTCATCATAATCAAATCCTTCTTTACTTAAATAAGATATAAGCATTAGTGGTTGGCTATTTACTATATCAATGTTATACATTTTTGTGGTTAGATGTCTTCTTGATACTTTACTAACATTTGTAAATGAATGGTATATTCTATCTACATTAGAACCTTTTTTAATATATCTTTTCATTCTGGTGTAGAATAATCTTGATAATCTAATTCTTAAATTATTAGATGTTAAGTTATTTTCTCTACAATAATCTATTTCAGATATAACAGCAGACTTCATATCTATATCTAAATTCATTATTGTAGTTCTAAATCTTTGATCTATATTTATATTACAAATAAACTTATCTTTTGCTCTATCATTTTCTAATATAATCATACATAGATTATCATTATTTATGTATGAGTTATGAACTCTATATTGTTTAGATAATTCACCTTTAACAAAAAACTTACCATTATCATATGGTACATCACTTAATATAAATAATTCTTCTAATAGATTCATATATTCTTTATATGTATCTCTACTAAAGAACTCTATTATTTTAGAACTTGATATATTTAATAATGTTGTATCTTTAATCTTTATCTCTGTATCAATATATGTTAAAAATGATAATATATTTTTTATTGCAAGTCTTTTGTTTTGTATAGGCAATTCTCTTATTAGTAATTCAGAGATTAAATCTATATTACTTACATAACAGTATTTAGATTTTTGTAGTTTTAATAATTCTTCATGGTATTCATCAAATATATTCTTTGTTATATCTATTGGTATAATTTCTATTTCCATATTATTATTTTTGTTTATTGTATATATAAAAAAGTTTAGTCTTCCTTTACTATTTTTTGTATATTTTTTTAATAAAAAGTAAAAGTTTTTTATCTATACTCTGGAAACTACTATAAATAAAGGTTTTTTGTAAAAAAAGTAAAGTATTAGTGTATATATACCTCTATAGTTATATAGTATTATTATTATTCACTACCCACCACATATCTTAATAAGAATAAATTATCTTAATATACAAAAATTCATTTAAGAACTAAAATTATGAGTAAAATTATCTTAATATAAAAGATCTTGTTTTATACCACAATATAATAAAAAATCTCTTAATTCATATTACAGCGCACCAGCGCAATGTAAAATATAGATAAAAGAAAAAACCACTATTAAAGTGGTTTATCTATATACTCTTTTAATCTAAAATACATAATGTCAAGTTGTTCTACTTCACAATAATAATCTGGTATATCACTACCAAATACTTTTACATACTCATCAACT